ATCGATGCCGGGGGACCCGCCCGGTCCATATACGACAGGTCCTCCCGCGAAAAAATATCCTTTGTCCGTCGCCTAAAATATTTTGCGCAAATAATTTGCAGAGGTAAGTATGAGTGTTTACTTTGTGTTTCATGCAGACGGCGAGTGAGCGTCGAACGGAGATATGGGATTGGGCCTTTGTCTTTGACTTACAGGTGGGGTGTGAGTCCCCTTCTTTAGACTGGAGGTCTTGAGATGAGCATGTTTCGAAGGTTTCGTCATTGGTTGTCGCATGTGTTTGGTTGGAACGTGGGCGAGGTTGAGATCTGGTACGCTGAGGACGCATCTGGCGAAGAGGTTTTGATGGTTGGTTTTCGCTGTGACGAGTGCGGTGAGTTGCAAGACGCGCACGAGATGTTTGGGGAGGAGCGGCGATGAGTGCTGAAGAAGAAGAATCCCTGGCCCGTCTTGCTCGTTACGAGGAGGGGATGGATTTGCGTCGTTTGATCGTGATGGCTGGGTGGAATCATTTGGGGGAGTTCTGTGCGCATGCTCGTTGCAGCCAGGCGGCCTTGAGTCGTGTCCTGTGCGGCCATGACCGTGGCAGCCATGGGTTGATGCAGAAAGTGTGTTCAGCGCTGTCTATGCCGGGTTACGATACCGTTCCTGCGTTGCGTAAGTTGACAGTGATCGGGAATGTCCCGGCGGCTCGCGACGAATGAATCCTCGCGACCATCCGCCCTTGGAGATGCCGGAGCCTTTTCGTTCTTCTCTTCGCCGTTGCGACAACTGCGGTGGCGGTGGTTGCCCTGAGTGCCATGCGACTGGATTGTCTTTAACTCCTGAGTGGTCTGATCTTGGTCTTATTCGCAGGACTTGTCAGCGCCGTGCCCGTGCAGCGGCGATCTCCGCTCATCCATCTTCTCTTTCCCTGCCCTAAGCCCAACCCCAAAAGGAGGTCCATCGTGACTCCCAACCTCAAATCGCGCGTCGTTCGTCGCGACAATCTTCTACCCTCTCTGCAATCGTGGGTGTCTCATCTTCGTGCCACTGGTCGCCGTGCTGACGCCGCGGTGACGACTCTGGCTCGCTGGATGGAGGTGACAGATGACAGCCTTCACGCCTGGATTCGTTGCGAGAGGGTTCCTCGCCGGGGTTCCCTCTCGACGCTGGAGAAGTGGCTTGGCGACAACCCGTGTCCGGAGCCAGAAGCCGATCCGGCGCCGTGTCCCGAGCCTGAGACATGCCTTCCTGGTCTATCCCTTCGTCCGGCGGATGTCTTGGAGCGCAATCCTTTTCCGATTGACGCCCTGTCTGAATCCTTAACTGAGGCCGAGCGTCTGAAGTCCGAGTTAGTGGTGTTGGGTTCGGACCTTAATCTGACTCCGCTGCAGCGTATGGCTTTTAATGGTCTGCATGCGCGGACGGGGCGATTCGTTCGTCGCCTGCAGGACATCGTCTCTCACGCCTGACCGCCGGCGCTTCATCATCACGGCCCGCTTGTCCTTTACGGATGGGCGGGCTTTTTTGTGCCCTTGTGGCAGAATCCGACTTGACAGGGTATCAGTACGGGCATGATGAATCTCGCAATGCCCGAATCCCAAGAGAGCAAGTCGCCCCTGGTGGTTACTGACGGTGAGCGCGCCGACCTTGCTGCGGAGTCCCGTCAGAAGCAGTGGCGAGAGGTCTGTTCCTACACCCAGACAGCTGCGGCGCCTCAGCCGATGCCGTTCGCCTGGCATGCCGTGATCTGCAACTAAGGGTTTCGCAGGCTCGCGGGAGAGACGCCGAGGACGCTGGCCAGCTTCGCCGCGGATTCAGCGCTGGGCCTTGCCCACCCGTTCTCCCATCGCGACAGGCTCTGGATGTTGACCCCCGCCTTGAAGGCGAGTTCGCATTGTTTCAGGCCGCGCTCAATGCGGGCAGATTTGATTGTCGTCACTGTGATCTCCTAATGTTGGTTGTGATGCTGTTGCCCACTCGCCCCAATGTGGTGATTTCATGCAATTGTGGTCCCTACAGCTCAGGCATGAGGTGATTTTCAGCATTTCTGCAAAAAAAAGATTGAACTACGGGTGTGCGTGTGCCTTGGGCATTCGCCTGCATGATGTCCTGTGTACAAAAAATGTATACCTTTGACAAATCTTGTACATGGTGTAATTGAGCTCTGACGTTGGGCTTAGCGTCATTTGGTGAGGTTGACCCTCTCCGGGTCGCCTCGCCTTATTTTCACCTTAGCCTCAGGGTTCACATGCCAGCCAGCGCTCCTGCCGCAGATATGAGTACGATGTCTGGATCGACATCAAACCAGTCTCGCCCCCGTGCAGTACCTTCTTCGCCCAACCAGGCGCACAAGGAATACATGACTGCGGAAGAGGAAGCCGAGCAGCGCCGCAACGAGCCTGTCCTCAAGAAGCTAGCTGGACACATTCTGCGCGACTGGGAGAAGGCTCAGCAGGCAAAGGATAGCATCGAGCATAGGATGCTTGCCGATGCCCGCCAGCGCGAGGGTGCTTATGAGGCTGATGTCTTGGCCCGGATCTCAAAGCGAGGAGGGACCAAGAGATACTTCCCCCTGACCTCGTACAAGTGCCAGGCGCTAAACTCATGGATCAACGACGTCCTGAGTGGTGCCAGCCAAGATGACAAGATGTGGCGCCTGCAGCCATCCCCGGAGGTAGAGCTCCCCGAGGAGGTAGAGCAGGCGATTGCTGACCAAGCGATGATGCAGTTCATGCAGACCTGGGAGCAGGGTGGACTTGTCGACCCGAGCTTGGCCCGCGAGGCAGCTAGCCAGTTGAAAGAGATTGTTGACGCTGAGAAGATCGAGGAGGCCGCACGAAGAGCTCGCAAGCTCGAGCGCCGCACAGAAGACTTTCTCAAGAAGGGCGGGTTCTACCAAGCGGTGACTGAAGTTATCGATGACATCACCGTCGCCCGGGCTGCGTTTCTCAAGGGACCAACCCCGCGCTACAAGAAGCAGATCAAGTTCAAAGTGCGAGACGGCCAAGTTCACAAGGTGGTCGAAGCTGAATTGGTGCCCACCTTTCGCCGTGTCAGCCAGCTGGATATGTATCCCGCCCCTGGCAGCCGCGGCATAAATGACCGCTACCTGATCGAGCGCATGAGACTGACTGCAGCTGATCTAACCGCATGCAAGAATGCTCCCGGGTTCGACAATGCCTCCATCCAGTTTGTCTTGGCCAATCGCGAGTTCACCAATCATCAGATCGATATCGACAACCAGCGAGACCATACAGAGGCTCGCTACGACAGCGCGTCCTTCTACGATGATTCCGTAGAAATTCTCGACTACTGGGGGACCGTCCCCGGATACATGCTCAGCGAGTGGGGCATGAAGGAGATTGATAACTGGACAGACGAGTACCCGGTCAACTGCTGGATCAGCACACGCAGCAAGACGGTAATCCGTGCGGTCATCAATCCGCACCCGCTAGGCAACCGGCCGTACTTCAAGACAAGCTTTGAGAAGATCCCTGGTGCCTTTTGGGGTCAGTCGCTGCCATCCCGCCTCGCCTCTGTTCAGGCCGCCTATTGCGCTACTATGCGCGAAATGATTAACAACGCGGCGATCAGCGCTACCCCGGGCATCATTTACAACGACATCAATCGATTGGCCCCGGGCCAGCAGCCGGGCCAGCACTTCCCGGGCAAGGTTTACGTGTGCCAGGGTGGACGCAATGGCGAGAAGTCTCGCCCCCTTGATCAGTTCCAGCCGACGATGAACACCAATCACTTCTTGGCAATGGCTGAGAAGTTCACCCGCGAAGCCGATGATCATAGCGGCATCCCCCGCTTCCAACACGGAAATGCGGGCGTGCAGGGCGCCGGCGAGACCGCCAGTGGACTGTCGATGCTCATGGGCGCCAGCGCCAAGGGAGTGAAGCGCGTGCTGATGAACTTGGACAATGACGTCTTTGAACCAGCCATCCAAGAAGTGGTATGGTGGGTTCAAGAATATGCCGGCGACCCGGAGTTGATTGGCGACCATGAAGTCCGTCCCCAGGGCGCCCTCGAATTGCTGATCCGCGAAACCACTGCGATGAAGCAGCAAGCCTTTCTCGGCCAGGTGCTAAGCAACCCGGTCACCATGCAGATCATTGGGATGGAGGGCATCTCTAAGATGCTGAAGTCCGCGATGCGCCACCACAACTTTCCTGCGGATGTGATTCCGGAGGACCTTCCCCTTCCGATGGGGGGCGGCCAGATGCCTGGCATGCTTCCTCCGGGGGACAACAGTGACCAGCCGACATCGGAGTCGGCCGAGGGCAATCCAGCCCACCAACAAGGAGCAATGACATGAGCAAGGGCACTTTTCGCCGGAGCAAATGGAGGGTTCAGACCCTCTCCGCCAAGAACGTAGTTGATGAGTTGGAGGTCGGCATCGTCGGCTCCTTGGACTGGCACGTTCAGTCCGATGACTTCGATGACTTTTACCGAGGCCCCGCGACCCAAGCAGGGACGGCGGTGACTGACTCAGATCTCTATGGCTCCAGCGGCGCCGCGGGCACTATCGCAGATGGCGCAACGACTGAGGCCCTTCATGGTGCAGTCAAGATCACGACTGGCGCCACTGCCAACAATGACATCTACCTGTGGACCCTGAAGCAGACGGTCAAGTTCATCGCCGGCAAGAAGGCGTCATTCAAGGCTCGCGTCAAGGTCACCGAAGGAAACACCGACGATGCCATCGTGGTGGTTGGCCTGAGCGACACCACCGCCGCCGACTTCATGCTCAACACCACCGGCGGCCCAGCGGCCTCCTATGATGGGGCTGTGTTTTACAAGGTCTCCAGCAGCAGCGCGTGGCAGGCTGAGACATCCGAGGCAACGAACCAAGCCACTGATACCAATGCCGGGACGCTGGTCTCGGCCACCTGGCAAACCCTCGAACTTCACTGGGATGGCAAGGGGTTTGTGACCTTCTATGTGGACGGCAAGGAAGGCGCCCGCTTGGCTATCGCAACGGCAAGTGCCCTTGAGGAGATGAACGTCATCATGGGGCTGAAGGCCGGAAGCAACAACGCCGAGGTCATGCTCGTTGACTACTGGGAAGTCGCACAGGAGCGCTAGACCCATGGATGAGATGACAGAGTTCTTGGCCGGCATTGGCGCGCAACGCGACGGGAAGTTCTTGGACTACCTGCGCGGTGCTCGCGAAAACGTCATCCAAGACTTTGTCTCTCTCCCCGCAGACGAGCACCTCGAGATGGTGCAGCTGCAAGCACAAGTCAAGTCATACGAAAACATCATCACTCACCTGGAATCGTGTGTGGCTGCCCGGGACAAAGCCGAAGCAGACATACTAGATCCCAACGAATACTAAGCCCACGCCACGCTCGAAAGAGCCTCGCACCGGCCTCGCAGAAATGCCACGCCAAACCAGAAGGAACGACATGGACAATCCAGAAGTCACAAACCCCGAAGAAGCTGCGCCCGCCGCAGAGCCCACAGTAATCGAAATAGTCGACACACAAGCTGACCAGCCGCAGACTGATGCACCCGATGTGCAGTCTCCCGCTGCTGAGCCTGAGGTCGACTGGGAACGCCGCTATCACTCAGCCCATGGCCGATTGACAGCGCAGAACTCCCAGCACACTGCCTTCGAGACCGATGCCAGAGAAGTGATCAACAAGGCCAACGCCGAGATCATGACACTGCGCACTGATCTTTCCGAGGCCCGTGCTCAAATCGCTGAACTGGAAAGCCTGAAGCCGCCCCCGCCGACTCCGGAAGACATGGTTGATTCGCTAGGTCAGGAAGCAGCAGATGCCATCTGGCACAATTTTGCGCACCACACCTCGCAGAGTCAGCCGCCCGTGACGTTTCAGGATGACCCTGAAGAGCCTTCGCAAACCCCCACCTCCGAACAGCCGCCATACGAGCCGCCGGAAGCAGCAAGCTTCTCCGATCGCCAACTCGAGGTGTTCAGTTACTTGGACTCTCGCATGGTCGATTGGGAAGCCACCCTCAAGAAGTCTGAATTCAAGGACTGGGCTCGCTCTGCAGTGAACCCCTCCACGAACCGTACTTACGGTGACGAGTTCAACGACGCGAACGCTGCCTACGATGGTGCCGGATTGCTCAACGTCTTCACGGCGTACAAGCAGTCCAAGGGCACCAATCGCCCGCCCGCTGACAGTATCATACCGGTTACGCCCGGAGGCACGGGTTCTCCATCCACTGCTCCTGCTGAGATTCCCCCCATGACCGAGTCGCGCTACAAGGCGTTGCGTGCGGCCAGGGGGCGTGGAGACAAGCAGGCAGCGCAAGAACTCAAAGTTTATCATGACGCGGTGACTAAATCCAAGGCTCACAAAGAGGCCCTGGCACAGCAACCCGCATGAGCAATAGGAAACAGGAACAATGCCAGTTATCAACGCGGCCGCAGGCCACCCACAGGCATCCGGCAACCTGACCCCGAATGCGATCTGGTCCGGGACTCTCATCGAAGAGTTCTTCAAGGCCACCGTATTCAACCTGATCGCCAACACTGACCACGAAGAAGAGATTCGTGAGCAGGGCGACACGGTCAAGATCCGGACGACCCCCCGCATCGCCTCTCGCCCCTACCAAAAGGGCCAGAAGCTCAAACTCGATCGCCCCAAGGTTGGCGTCGAAGAACTCGTCATCTCCGAGGCTCGGTACTTCAACATCGCTCAAGAGTATGTTGACAGCTACCAGTCCGATCTGGATTACATCCCAGACTGGATCCAGAGCGCGGCGATGAGCCTTCGCGTCGACATCGATGGTGATGTCATCCAAGGCGTTCCCACCGATGCCCATGCCGACAACAAAGGCACGACCGCCGGCAAGGAAAGCCAAGACATCAACCTCGGTGACACCGGCGCCCCCGTCGTCACCACTGAGGCGAACATCATCAGCCAGATCATCAACATGGGTCTCGTCCTCGATGAGCAAAATGTTCCCGATGATGACCGCTACATCGTCGCCCCGCCATGGTGGCTCGCCAAGCTCAAGGGTTCGGATCTCAAGGATGCCAGCATGACTGGTGACCCGCAGAGCCTTCTCCGTGCTGGCAACATCGGCAGCTTCGAGAACTTCAACCTGTTCCGCAGCAACAATCTGCTCAAGCAGACTGACAGCGGCAACAAGGTGACGTCTGTCATTTTCGGCCAGAAGAGCGCTCTGACGTTCGCTGCGCAGATCACGGAGACCGAAGGTCCGATCACCCTGCCCGACGAATTCGGCAAGGTCTACCGCAGCCTCGCTGCCTACGGCTTCAAGGTTATCAAGCCTGAAGCATTCGGCCGCCTGTACACCGTCAAGGGCTCCTGAGCTCACCAACCAAAAGGAGGTAGCTAATGGCTACTTACACAATTGCTAAGGGTAGCACTGGTGCCACCCATGTTGTAGGCGACACTGCCACGCTTCGCGTCTCGGCCATCGTCAATCTCTCGCCCACGGCGGAAGATGACGGAGACCTGTTGATCAATAGCGGTGAAGGTGTTGCAGCAACTGAAAGCGTCGATCTGATGATCATCCCCGCGGGCACCCTCGTGGAGCGCGTCTTCTATGAGGTGCTCACCGCCTCTGATACGCTCGATGACTTCGAGATTGGCGAAGATGGCGTCAGCGCTGGTGACGATGAGTGGGTTGCCACTGTCGATGCCACGAGCACAGGGAACGGCCTCGGCGCCGGCTCCAGTGCGACTGCTGACACGCTCGGCAAGTACTACGCCACCGAGGACAACCTGGTGTTCCTCGCGAACACCACGGGAACCCACACGACGGGCCGTATTCGCGTCACTGCGATTATGACCTCCAACGTGGAATAACCTCCCCCTGGCGGCGGCGTGTTCTTAACCGACACGCCGTCGCCTTCACCCCCGCACAACGAAAGGATCAAGACATGCCCAAGCCCAACAACAAATCCAAGCCGATCGTTCGCACCGTAAAGGGAGTCGAACGCACATTTTACGCAGATCAACGCTACCTCGTCCATGGCGAGACTGGCGACATTGAGATCTACCACCCCGCCATCGCCCGCAAGGACGGATGGAGTGAGTACAAGCCCGTCCAGCACGAGATCGTGACCACGGTCAAGGACGCCACCCCTGTTCGCCTGCAAGAGCTTGATGAGGCCCGCCGCGAACGCGACCAAGCACTCGAAGACCTGGCAGAGCTCCAAGAGCAGTTCGATGAGCTTGTCGATGCCAAGTTGTCCCTCGAGCGCCAGAACGCTGAGCTTATTGCAGAGTCGCAGGCAGCCACGGCCACTGAAGCCGCACCGGAAGACGAAGAAGAGCCCGAGGCTTCCCCTGAGCCCGTATTCGTGCCCCCACCGGTCCCCGTCGAAAAGACTATCGAGTCCTACGAGGCTCGCATTGCTGACACCCTCACGTCTCGCCGCTCCAAGAGCATCGCCAAGAGTATCGTCGCCCGCTTCCCCACGGTTGAAGCACTGAACAGTGTGACTTCCGAAGAACTCGAAGAAATCCCGGGCATCGGTCCCAAGATCGCTGAGCAGGTTATCACTGCAGTCCAAGCGGAGGCCGCGGCCTAATGACTGGCACGGATGTCAAGAGTCGCGTTCAGGACCTCCTGATCGACACTAGCGGTACACGCTGGACGACCGCGCAGCTGATTCGTTGGATAAACGACGGCCAGCGCGAGATCCACAAGGCGCGCCCGGACAGTGTTTATACGACCGAGGTGGTTGTTGTCGATGCCCCGACAGACGCCACTGAGTTGTCTCAGACTCTTGACACCCGTGACTCCTTCCTCTCCGCGCTTGTAGACTTCGTCGCCTATCGGTGCTTCAGCGTGGACAGTGAGGATGTTGCAAATATGCAGCGCGCCGGGTTCCATCGTAATCGCTTTCAAGAGGGCCTTGCATCCTAATGGAATTCACCAAGATCAGCGAACTCCGCAAGTACGTTCACTCTCAGCTGAACAACTGCCCGCTTCCTCTTATTGACCAGGAGGTTGTTCGGTGCATTCGCCACTTCTGTGAGCAGACACATGCGTGGGTTCATGAGCTTCCCCCTATTCGGATCCGCGCAGACAAGCGTGACTACCAGCTGCGCCTCGCTGACGAGGTCTCTGGGTGTGCTGAGATTGAGCGGGTCAAGTTTGCCCGTGAAGTCCGCGACCCCACCAACTCTCCTGATGGACGCCTTCTGGACACTGATTGCGATTGGGTCCTCGTAGGCGATGACCGTCTCACCTTTCGATACGCATCCACCCCGACCGAGACTGTATCTAAGGGGCTGCGTGTCACAGTTGTTCTCCGCCCCAAGCGCTCAGCCGACCAATGGGAATGCAACATCTTCGAGAAGTACTACGACTACATCGCGGATGGAAGCTTGGCCCGACTGAAAAAGATGGCCAGAAAACCTTGGACCGATCTGACAGGTGGGGTGCTGGCCGAGAGCAACTACTACGCCGGCCTTGCCTTGGCGCGCTCCGAGGTCGCTCGCGGCTACACCGATCGCGAGATAACCAACACCATGAACGAGGCTTTCTTCGTATGAGTTGTCCAGCCATACCCGTTATCCGCGCCGGAGACCGGACCAACAACTTGGTCGCCATCTTGGCCGATAAGACGATCGACAGTGACAAGGTGGTCACCTACGCAGCCAAGGATCTATCCGCAGCCGGCGTTACGGTCACTGCTTACATTCATGAGAAGGACGATGAAGAAACCACGCTATTCTCCGTGTCTTGCACGATCACTGACGCTACCATTGGCGAAGTCGAGATGCCCTGGCCTGCAAGCTGGGAAGACAACCTTCCTGATGGCGATGATACTGATGACAAGTTTGACATCCATTTCGTCGTCAATGATGGGAGCACTGACACCACCACTGACTATCCCAAAGCCATTCGAGTCCTTCCAAAGATCACAGCCTGATATGCCTAATCTCTCCGCCCAGACCATTTCTCAGAAAGTGATTTCGATTCTGCAGCTTGCCGCGCGCAAGGTGGGGGAGGCCCTTGGGTGGTCGCAGCGCTTGGGGGAATACCCAATGGGTGGCGGCGAACGGGTGGCGGACACCTTTGCCAATGAGCGATCTATCAACTTCGCACAGACCACCATGACCACGGCCGCGGGGTTGACTGAGAGCGCAACCAATCAGACGTTTTCGTTCTGGATCTACATCGACAGTCTATCAGGAACGTCTTGCCAGATCATTGAGACCAGCGGCTCATACTTCGAGTGCTGGTTCGACAACTCCGACGACACCATCCACGCCAAGTTTTTCCGAACCGATGGATCTCTGGAGCGCAAGTTGGCGGTCACGTTGGACTCTTGGCACCATGTGTGCGTTGTCTACTATGCTGACAAGACCATGGAGATCTTCATTGATAACTCCGGTGGCTCAACCTTTGTTGCAGGATCTGGCACAGGCAATCTCGATACGGGGTCTCACTCCTTGGCTTTCGCCAACGATGCGGCGCCCAATGAACTGCAGGGGCACTTCGATGAGCTTTCTGTGTTCAACGACGAGCTGTCAGTGGCTCAGGTGGCTGAGCTCTACAATAGCGGGACCCCAGGCAACCTGTTCGAGCATTCGTCCACGGCGCTTGTTCACTGGTGGCGCATGGGGGATGCAATACCTAATCACGGTCTCCGATCGACTTCAGAAGTCACGGCCACCCCGCTTCGAGACAATGTGCAAAAGCTGCACTTCACAGGGCTCGGCCCGATCTTTACGACCAACACCCCATAGCGAGATCTACCAATGGCCGTTCAAAGCCTAGTCAAATACAGCAACTACTTTAAGACCACACTGTCTGCCACTGTGGCCACTGGCGCTTCTACCATTGATGTGCGCAGCGTTTCAGGACTCCCGACCATTACGGGGAGTGAGTACTATTACCTGACCATCACGCGAGCCAGCGACAACGCCAAGGAGATCGTCAAGGTTACCAGCCTGTCGACCCTTGAGCTCACTGTCACCCGTGCCCAGGACAGCACCACTGCCCTTGCGTTTGCAGTTGGCGATAAGGTCGAGTTGCTGGTGGTTTCTGCGCTCCTTGATGACCTCTACTCCGAGCTGTCAACAGAGATTGACAAGATTGACTTTGCCGACGCCAGTGTCTCGGACCACCAAGACGACACTAAGGAGAACTCGATTGCGGACTTGGTTGACGATGCCGGGGGCGGAGGGGTGCTCATTCACCTTGCAGCAGGCACGTACACGTTCACAACGAACTATACGATTCCCCGCGATGTGACCCTGGTCTTTGAAGATGGCGCCATGCTCAGTCCTACTACTGGCATCACTGTGACGATTGAGGGTCGCATCCGCGCCGGTTACGACAAGATCTTCACAGGTGACGGCAGCGTCAGCATAACCCAACATAACCCCGTCCTCGTTGAATGGTGGGGCGGCTATGGTGATGACAGCACCGACTGCGCCACCCCGATTGCCGATGCATATGCGTCAATCCCCGCGACTGGCGGCACTGTCCTGTTCACTAACGGGGTATACCGGGTCGCCAGTGGCACATATCTTGGATCGGCCGCCAACCCGCATCAGCAAGCGAAGTTCCTGCCAGGCGCTATGATTGGCACAGTGGGGAGTATTACCCTCACGGCTTATTGCCACATCGATGCCGGGCGCCACCAAATCTTTAGCCGTGCCAGCGGAAGTGGCACGTTCACGGGGGATTATAACTCCACCGTAGCCTACCCTGAGTGGTTCAAGCAGTTCTTTTCAACCACCGACAGTCGGGCCGCCATTGAGGATGCCATTGCGTTTCTCCCCGCCGGTGGGTTGCTATCCTTCCAGCATGGACGCGTCTATTCGATTGACGAAGATATCGATGTCACGAAGTCGCTCACCATTGAGGGTGGCGTCATCACCCTCTTGGGCACTCCCGCATCCGGCTTGTCGGCATTTCATGTGACCGCCGATGATGTGGTAATTCGAAACCTTAGCATTGACATCTCAAACGTGACCGCGCCGTCCGATGACTACTCTGGCATCTTTGGTAGCGGTGCCGATGACTTGGTCATCCACAACGTGAAGATCGACGCCCCGGACAACACCACCTACTCCGCCGGCAGCTACCATGCTGGTGTGTACCTGGACGACTGCGACCGTGCCCGCATTACGAGTGTTCATGTCGTTGACGCAGAGAAGGACGGCCTTGTTCTTGAGGATTGCGAGAACTGCGTCATTAGCGACGTCACCATCAAGAGCGCCGGACAGCACGGGGTCAGCATCCACGGGGGCGAGCACAATGCCCTGTCCAACGTGAACGTGGTCACCCCATCTGGCAGCGGCATCTACCTGAACTCGTCTGACTACGTGAGCATGTCCAATATCAATGTCGACACGGCAACTGCCGACGGCATGCTTTTGAACATTGCGACCAACACCAGTATCACCGGAGGCTCCATCAAGGCCGCCAACAATAGCAACTCTGGAATTTCCATGACAGGGGCCGTTGATGGAGTCACCGTGACTGGCGTTCGCATCACGGGGTATACGAGCACCTCAAGCGCTGCTGTTGAGACTACGGGCGCTGCGAAGAACATTGCGATCGTGGGTTGCAACCTGCAGGGCAACTACGCCGAGAACGACTTCCACTCTGACACCACCAACACGAAGATCACTGGCAACATCCTTGGCGGCGTCCAAGAGTCGTATCTGTACATGGTGGACGAAAAGGCTAATCGTGCGGATTCTCAGTCCTTGTCTGCCGGATCGTGGACTACTCGCGACCTGACGAAGAAGGACGCAGACACTGGCGGCTATGCGAACCTCGATACGTCGACGGGGCAGTTCACGCTGGCGCCCGGCACGTATCGATTCTTCATCCGCGTGCCCGCTTACAATGTGAGCATGCACCAAGCCCGTCTCTATGACGTGACCAATTCAAAGCTTGTGCAAGCCGGCAGTAGCGAGTTTTCGTATGGCGATGACGTCCATCCAGACCTCAAGGGCAACAGCACTACTTGGTCGACCATTGTGGGCGCCGTAGCCATCTCTGTCTCCACGACGTTCAAAATTGAACACTGGGTAAACGCGGGCACGGGCATCGCCCCCCTTAGCACTCTGAGCAATGACAATGAGTCCCCGGAGATATACACGCAGGTTCAGTTCTGGCGCATCACCGAGGAGGCTATCTCGAACAATGCCCTGAGCAACGAGAACCATGTCAGCTTCGAGTTTGATGCCACTGACGGCAAGGCACTCGGCACCTACGCCATTGGCCGCCTCCCCGATAATTGCATCGTAACACGGTCATGGTATGAGGTCATAGAGACCTTCACCTCGACTACTGGCGGCACGGACTTGGCGGCGTTGGCAATCGGCATTGAAACGGATGATGTTGATGGCATCAAGGCTGCGACGACGATTGTGTCTGGCACTGATTGGGACGCAGGCAATCGCGACGGGATACAAGATGACGGGAGTACTGCGAAGTTCTCAGAGAAGACCACTGGCGATCGGGACGTCCAAGTAGATGTGACCGTCCAACCCCTAGATGACGGTAAGCTCATCCTCCACCTCACCTACATCGTAAGCGAGTAAGACCATGGCCAACGAGATCTCAACGACCTTCAAGCTGGCGGTGACCAGCGGGAACCTTGTGGACGATATGACTGCGGTTGAGCAGACCCATAACCAGTCTAATGCCCGATTGCACAAGACGGTCCAAACGATTGGCACGTCTGAGGAGACAATCGTGATACCTGCTGACATTACGAGCCCGAAGCATTTCTATGCTCGCAACGTCGGGGCAACCAACAATGTCAAAATCGGGATGAACACTGGCAACTATCTCTTTGAGCTCGAGCCAGGCAAGGAATGTGGCGGCCCCTTGGTTGCTGGCATCACCCTGTATGCCATTGCCCTTTCTGGTTCATCTGACCTGCTAATCAAAGTTCTGGACGCCTAGTCACCATGAAGATCAAGATCGACGTCTTTGAGGGGAAGCGCCCTCGCATCGCAGAGAGGCTGCTTGGTGAACGCCAAGCATCTGTTGCGGTGGACTGCGATCTTCTCACGGGCGACCTGCGCGCGATCAAGGAGCCGAAGGACATTGAGACTGTCCCGTCTGGGACTGAGACCATCTACCTCAACAATGAGTTTAGCGCCTGGCTGCATTGGTCGACCGACGTCGACGTGGCGCGCGGGACAGTGTCTGCCGACCAGTACAAGCGCATCTACACGACCGGCGACGGGGTGCCCAAGGTTATTGGCAATGGCACCGAGGAATACGACCTTGGCATGCCCGCCCCCGCATCCGCTCCAAGTATCACGGTGGAGGACAAGACCTCGATCGATGAGTGGTCTCCCCGGTGGAACTACTTTTACGAAGAACTGGACGGCTCGCAGGCAGACGCCGGCAAGCTATCCGGCGTAGGCGCATCAAAGGCCGGCGTCACCTACAAGGTCGCCCTGCCTCAGCGCGCCGATGCCACGCCAAACGCAAAGTTCGTCATGTGGATGGAGGCTCGCGATGAGAACGAGAATGTCTTGGGCGTGGTTTATCCTTCCGGCAGCCTGTTCTCGAATCGCAACACCTTCTTCCAAGACGGCGCAAAGGCGTCTGCGGATCTCAACATAGAGGGTGGCGAGGCGACGTTCAGCTTGAAATACGACACAAGCGGGTCCGAAGCAGTAGTGGCCCGGGCGTATGCCTACACCTTCGTGAGCATCTTTGGCGAAGAGGGCGCCCCGTCAGAACCTTCAGTCGTCACCAACGTCAACCCATCTCAGACAGCGATCATTGGCGATCTCGACGTGAGCGTCTCCGGCAACCGTAAGATTGCGTCAAAGCGGTTATATCGCGTCAATCCGGGCAACACAGGCGAGGCATACCAGTTCGTAGCTGAACTCGATGCTGGCGACCAAGGATTCCGTGACACAGTCCTGGATGCTGACCTGGGCGAGATAATGGTGACTACGGATTACTTTCCCCCTCCAGAAGACCTCAAGGGGCTAGCTGCCCACCCCAATGGCTTCATGGTCGGCTTCGATGGCCGAGATATCTATTTCAGCGAGCCAGACCAGCCCCACGCCTGGCCAACTGCTTATGTGCAATCTGTCGACTGGGATATCGTCGCCCTGGGCATCGCCGGCAACAGTGTAGTTGTGATGACGAACGGATTCCCTTACTACGCAACCGGTACGCACCCGGAGCAGGTAGTGCTGACGCGCGTTCCCTCCAACCAGCCGTGCGTGTCCAAGAAGTCCGTTGCGGACATTGGATATGCAGTTCTTTACGCGAGTAACGACGGCCTTGTCATGGTGCGCGATGGCGTTGCCAATCTCGTGACCCGGACATCTCACTTGCGCGACGAGTGGAAGCTGCTATCTCCAGAAGACATGATCGGCGAAGTCCATGATCAGATCTACTACGGTTTCAGCGCCGACAATGCGATCGCCATCGACTTTGATGAGGGCCGGTCAGCTATCACCTCTTTCAGCGCAACCCCAGAAGCACTGTTTGCAGATCTCGAGGAAGACGTTCTCTATTTTGTGGACGACGACACCATCAAGCAGTGGCGCGGCGGAGATGACAATGAGACCTTAACGTGGCGCAGTGGCCAGTTCACATCCGGGCGGGACAGCACCATGGGGGTTGGTCGAGTCGTTGCGTCTTCCTATCCCGCCACCTTGAAGATCTATCGCGATGGATCCGAGGTCGCTGACATCTCGGTCGCTGACAACTCGGCATTCCGACTCCCCGCCCTTGAGCGCGGCCGGTACTGGCAGGCAGAGGTAACCGTTAATGCAGACGTGCAAGAGATCTTACTGTCCACCAGCATGAGGGACCTGTGATGCGCACCATCCCCTCATACTCAAATATCACTGACCCGCAAGCTCGGGCAGTTATCGCAGCACTGGTGGAGAACGTAGAGACGCTCTCAGGCCAGCGTGGGCGCCCTGGAGCCACCTCCCGTGCAGTTACGGTAAAGGACCTGGTGTCAGCGGGCGGGTACGATACAGCTAGCAAAGGAGTACTCACGCGCACTGAGTCATCCCAAGAGAGCGCCGATGACAAGTTTCAGCAGTGGCTCGAGTCGAAGTCAAGCGGGGGCGCGTCACTGCCCCGGGTGTTCTCCCACACGGAGGATTACGACATCTCCGCGAACGACGCTGGCTCAATCCATCACAATGCGGATGCACCTGGCCGCATTGTCTTGACACTTCCCCCTGCGACTCCAGGCATGACCTTTCTTTTTATCCGGGGCAAACAGGCAGGGACGGATGCATATCATCTCCGTGTCCGCGTGTCCGCTGGCGATACTATGTGGGGCATTGCGACTGTCTCCTCCACCCGAACGAACCCGCAGCTGCGTTTCAAGTCGTCGCGCGCAATGATGCGGCTCACATGCCATATTGCCGGTGAGTGGGCAATTGAATCACAGCAGGGGACATTCGACTACATATGAGCGCCAACCCTCCAGCCACTGTGGTGATAAGCCACGCCCGCCCGGGAGACGCACCGAGCATCGCCCGCCTCGCCCAAGTGTGCCATGAAGAATTACTGGCGCCGCTTGGCATCCGATTTGACCTTGAGTACACTGAGTCGTACTTCGCGGGTGGCCTTTCTCATGAAGACGACTTTGTCGCAGTGGTCGCCAAGCGCGGAAGCCTAGTGGTAGGTTGCGCATCCGGGTCCCATTCCGAGAATTGGGTGTCGCCTGATCAGACAATATTTATAGCCGACTCGTGGTTCCTTCATCCCGAGCACCGCAAGGGGGATCTAGGCATTCGCATTCTGCGGTCCCTGAAGAAGGCTGCTGCACGGCGCTGCGAAATGATGACAGTGGCTCTTATGGCTACTACGCCCGCGGCATCGCCAAGGGTTCTTGAACGTGAGGGGTTCATCCCCTTTGAACAAAACTTTATAACGAGGCTAGAATAATGGCTATCGCCGCCATCTTTAAGGGGAAGAAGTCAGCGAAGAAGGCAAGAGAGTCTCGGCGCGCATCTGAGACTACCGCGATGATTGCGAAGGAGATGGCGGACGAGTCGCGCCTTTTCTTCAAAAAAGACATCCGCCCGATTCTCAGGCAGCTAGCTGGACAGGCCAGCAGCGGGGCGCTGCCATCGCTTTATGCTGACCGAGCCGCGGCAGATGTCACCCGGGCCTATGGCCAAGCGGAAGACAGCATGCGCCGACAGTCATCGCGATACGGGATAGACCCGTCCTCCTCGCGTTACATGGACGTCCTAAGGAATATCAATCTCACCCGGGCCGCCGCGGAGGCTGGCGCCAGGACTCGCGGTCGCAGGGACGCTGAAGCCATGAACTGGGCTCGCCGGATACAGGCGGCTGCAATGGGAAGACAGGAACAACAGTTTGGCTACAACGGCCTCCAAGATGCTAGTCAGTTTCAGATGGGGCTAGCCAACAGGCATGCCCAGGACGCAGCGGCCATGTACGCGATTCCCATGAAAATGGCCGCCATCGGAGTCGGCGCCATGACCGGCGGCGCGGGCACCGCGGCTATGGGCGCCATGGGCGCAATGGGGGGACGCGACCTCGGTGGACCAGGTGGAGTCTCTGGTGGTCGAGCAATTCAGGGCTCTGCAATGCCGGTGCTGAAACCTGGCGGTGCCTACGGCGCTGTGCCGGGTGCGACACTCAACTACAATGGGATGATATAATGAGCGGAGGATACTAGAATGGCCTATGTGAGCCCAGCACAAGGAATAATCTCCGGCATCGACAGCCTCGCGGGCGCCGTAGAGCGCCGGAACGATCGCGTCGAGAACACGCGCCGCTACGAGCAGGAGCACGCCTTCCGCCAAGAGCAGGCCGATACGAGCAATGCCTTCCGTCAGGAGCAAGCCGGATTGCGCCAAGAGAACTGGCGCGCAGACTTCAAGCAGCGCGCCGAGAACTATGGGCGTCAATCCGACCAGTGGCAGCAAGCCTTTGATATGGAGAAGGACGAGAAGGCCCGCGCTGCCGGACAAGAATTTATAACCCGGGGCGGCCCTCTTGCCCTTTCGATAGCCAAGCACAATCCGCACATGGCCATGCAGACGTGGAATATGTTTGCCCCTGAAGATCAGCAAATCACTGCGCTGGAGTGGGAAGATGAGGGCCTGAACTACGAGGGTGCAATGAAGCCCGAGAGCCTTGGCCGCAGCTTGGTTGGGACCTTCGCTAATGGCGAACAATTCCGCTACCATGAGGACGATGTTGACGCCACTGTCGAACACTACTACCCGAAGAAGCCCGTTGCCCCCCATAACGTGCCCTCCGGAGCCGTAGCGCTCGACGCAACGGGGAAGCTGCTGTACGATAACCGAAAGGGCGGTGCGGCTCGAACAAAGATTAACCTGGGCGAGGCAAGCGGGTCTACCATATATAAGAACATGGTAAAAGGGCTAGAGGGCGCCGTTGGCCGTGGTGGCGAACCCGGCACGCCCAGCGCGCCGCCCCCGAATTTCGGAGATGATGAGGGCGGCAAAATGCTTAGCATCCTTGATTCTGCGGTCAGCATGGGCGCCCCCATGTTGGCCAATGCGGGGATCAACATCTTCAATGCTGAGCTTATCGACGAATACCCCGACGTCAACCTCATGGGCGTGTATGCTGGGGCGCTGAAGAAAACCTACGATTCCTTTGACGCAGAACGCATAAGAACAATGTTCAAGGAGACAGAGACTGCCATCCTGGCCTCTCCTGAGGCCATGTCTGGTGCGCCGAGGGGCAAGGGGCAGGCGGCGTTTGTCTCAAACATGGCTGCGACCGAGGTGGCGAAGAAGATCGCCAATGTAATGAACAAGAACGGGAGAGCGGCATTCGAGGGGCAACCGCTAGACCTGGGGCTCGATCCCAGCGAGGCGGAGAAGAAGAAGACCGCCGACGAAGAAGCCAAGGCCGCCGTTCCAGTCGTGATTGACGGTGAACTTGACATCGAGGGCACCAGTAAAAAGGTCGCCGCCGCTGCTGCCGCCAAAGAGGTAGAGCGCAAAGAGAAGGCCGCCAAAGAGAAGGCCGCCAAAGAGTCGCGCGTCAAGAACATTGCAGACTTGGACGCCCTGTTCAAGAAAGATCCCGCCAGAGCCCTGGCAACGGCCAAGGCCGCCCTGCACGCAGCAGGACTTCCATCGGAAACTTTGTCAGCGATAGAATCCTGGCTCACCACGAAGATTTATCGCGGAACCAATTATTCTTCCGACAGCGCGCTTCCCGGATTCATGGCGGGAACGGCGGGGCGCGGAGGTTCAGTTGTCCCCGGGGCGCCTCCCGAGGACTACGGGTCGCCAAGCAAGTCTGACGAAGATAAGTTCCGGACTCGGGCAGAACTCATGCGATCCATAGAGATGCTCAATATTCCCAACATAACGCCTGCCTCTATCGACTGATGCCCTATACCCCCACCAAGCTTGATCCCACGCTATCTGACCCTACGCTGTCCCCTCAGCAGGCTCAGTGGCAGGCTTATGCCACCGCTGCACAGGCGCTGCCCACCGCTGCGGCAAGGGGTCAGCAGGGTGCATTCGGCGCTGGCGTGTCGTCGGGTTGGTCGAACGTGAAGTCTCTGTACTACGGATTCAACGCCCTGGTGGGCGATGCCGTAGGTGTCGATTCGTTGAAGCTCTGGGGGTTGAAGAAGTCCCGGGAGCATGATCACGAAGCGACCATGCAGTCCCTGGACCATACGACATCCCTTGAGAAGCTTACATCCGAGGAAGGCAATTTCACTGATTATGTCGCCTTTACCCTGGGCAACCTCACCCCCACGATGCTTGAGACCGTCATTGCAGCCGCAGCTGGGGGCGGGGTTGTTGGACTGGCAGGCAAGTCGATTGCCAAGTCTCGCATCAAGGATCTGATTGCCAGGGGCGGCAAGGATGCCATCAAGAGCCTGACCGATGATGTGGCCATGGCTACCATCAAGGCGACCTCTCAGAAGTATGCGGCTCGTGGGGCTATGGCCGGCGGATATGGTGCCGGCTATGAGCTAGGAGCCGGTGAGCTCTACAAGGCGACCGGAAACCCCGCGCTATCCTTTGGTGCCGCAGTCCCTTATGCATTCATGGAGACCGCCCCTACGATAGCCGCGGCCAAGCTTGGTTTTAGGGCTGCCAGGGAATTCGCAGGCAGGGGATTAAAGAACAACGCCAAGTATATTGCGCGCGGTGCGCTAAATATCGGAACACAGGAAGGCATTACTGAAACAGGGCAAGAGGGCATCGTCATTGGGTCCACCCTGGCCGTGGGGAAAGACCCAGGAAACGTCAAGTCGCGATTACTCAACGCAGCCGCGGCTGGCGTTATCGGCGGCGTCGGCATGGGCGGTGGTGGCGCATCGGCTGGTGGAGCCCTGGGAGCCCTTGGGGACGCCATTCAGACGCAACGCCAAGATGTGACGCCTGTAGTTGACGAAACAATTTCACCAGAACCCGGTGCAGTAGCGCCACAACAAGAAGGAGAACCCAATGAAAGGTTCCAAGAAGCAGAGCAGCAACCACGGGGCTCCGGCGCCGTTCGCCAAGACATCCAAAGCCCAGACGGTGGGCGGCAAGAAGGGGTGCAGCAGCAAGAAGTCGGTCCCGAAGGCGACCTGCTAGAAACTCCTCCAGGGAAGGGGGCGGTCGACCCGATCCCCTCTTCCCCGGAGACTGCTGCCACGCCGACAGCGAAGAAGGACCCCGCGGCAGTTCGGGACATCTTGTCTCGCGTTACCAGCGGCGAGCTCAAGGCAGACGAGGGCATGGCGGCTATTGACGCACTGCCGGATGTGGCATTCTCCATTGACGGAGACGCTGCCCCCGACGCAGGGCAGGAGCCGTATGACGCCCACGTCCACGCCAATGAACTGATCGACGTTGTTGACAGCTGGCAGGACTTGCCGCCGGCAGCACTCGACCTCGCCAAGAAGCGTGGCGTTGACCCCGCGACAATTGATGGCCTTTATTACGATGGCAAGATGTATCTGGTCAATGGCATGATCAAGGACGATGCACATGCCGGTCGCAAGACTGCGCACGAGGCGTATGCCCACAGCGGGTTGCGCGGTGTCTTGGGTGATAAGTTCGGCAAGGTCATGGCGGAAATCTTCAAGAACGTCCCGATCGAAGAGATGCAGGACATTATCGACGTCTACCTCCCCAAGGATAAGGAGGCGAAGACGCCGGAGCAGCAGGAGATGATCGCTGATGAGTACTTGGCGTTCATGGCTGAGCGCATCACTGTCAACCCGGACCTGGCTCCGGTGTGGTGGGAGCGGTTAATCTCTGGCATCCGGGAGTGGCTCAGGGATAAAGGGTTTGCGGTTGAATGGACCACTCAAGACATGCGCGTCATGCTGGAGAAGGGCAAGAAGTTCCACGGCGACCGCCTCATCGAGGCACAGAAAGCAACCCGCGCTAAGGCCAAGGCGGAGGCTGAAGCCAAGCCCGACAAGGCCGTGCCCGACATTGAAAGCGATCCCGAACCGGAAGCAGAGCCAGTCCCTGAGCCGGAGAAGCCTGCAGAGGAAGAGCCGACGCCGAAGCCCAAGAAGCCCAAGAAGAAGAAAAAGAAAAAGAAGTCAAAGGGCGCCGTTCCTCCAATAGAACCGGAAGCAGAGCCTGAACCCGACACCCCTGCACCGGCACCGGCACCGGCACCGGCGCCCAGTCCCAAGCCTGAGCCTGAGCCCAAGCCTGCAGTTCCCCCGATCGATGAGCCCGCCCCCGTCCCGAAGCCGAAGCCGAAACCGAAACCCGCCGCCCCCGCCGCAGTGGCCAGCGACGGAAGCGCAAAGGCACCAGACATCTGGGCCAATGTCAAAAGCGGCGAGACCACCACTCTTGAGGTGTACCACGGAAGTGGGCGCAAGGACAAGGGAGAAGTTTACGGAGAGGGTGCAGATGGTCCTATTTTTGGCGCTGGCCGGTATTATGCAATAAGCGAATCAGAGGCTTCCGCCTTTGGCCCCAACGTAAAAAAGTCGACCGTCACCCTCAATAATCCCTACGTCCTTGAGGATAGCAGATCCCTTAAAGAGCTAGGGGGGCGCCTTATCCCCGCGGACAACAAGGACAGGGTTGCGTTCATGGACGTCATCCGCAACAAGCTCATTGCTCTCGGTCACGATGGCGTCATCGTTAACGTGATGCAGTACGTGGACGGCGACGAATCCCGAGGCGTGCGTGGAGCGAAGCGGCTGCGAGAGCTTTTTGGATCGTCCCAGGTCGTGGTATTCGAGAAGGCTAAGCCCGCACCGAAGCCGAAAGCTAAGCCAGTCCCCAAGCCTAAGCCCAAGCCTAAGCCCAAGCCTAAGCCTAAGCCAGAGGTGAAGAAGTTCCACCCCGCAGTCGAGGCATGGATCCAGGGGCAGAAGAACCCTGCGCTTGTTCGGACGCGCCCCAAGATGGTGGCGTTCGCAGAAGAGTTGGTGGAGAAGATTACCGCCACTCCCTGGATATCTACGAATGCCCTATCCGCCCCCGAGGACATCCCGAAGACTCGGCGCGCGCTGGACATCATGATAGCCGCCGGCACCATCCGAGAATGGAATGGGAAGCATGCCCTGCCCGGAGTCTCCCTGAACAAAATGCAGCGACGTCAAGGCCAGAAGACGTGGTACGACCCGACAATCCGCTCCGCGCTGGCACCGTCGCCATCTGCAGTGGGCTTCAATCATGGAGACACCGCGCAGGTAGCACTGCAGGGGATGTTGAAGAAGAATTTTTTTACGCCGTTACAGCGAGTCTTGGCCGAGTTCCTCGCCAGAATCCCCAACGACGTCCCGGTTTATTTCACCAAGAGGCAGAGGGGCAAAAGAACTCTCGGCACTTACTACTACGCAGGGCCGGGACAGAATGAGCGTGTAGAGATATTTAACTCCGCCCAGCAGGACGGCGACACTCTTGGTGTCAATACGATACTCCACGAGATTGTGCATGCCTACACCTCGATGCTGCTGAAGCGTGATCGTTTAGGTGGCGGCAAGATCCACGAAGAGCTTGTCAAGATTGCTCGAGCATCACGTTCGCGCCTCCCTGGATACAAGAAGAAAGCCTACGGATTCTTCAAGCTTGCCGGCAAGAATGCAAGGTTTATCGACGCCCAGGTTCAGGAGTTTGTAGCAGAGATATTCAGCAACCCCGCCTTCCAGAAGGACCTTGCTGGACTCGATAGTACTGGCCAGCGGAAGAGCCTGTGGGACGATTTCGTAGACATCATCCGCGAGCTTTTCGGTGTCCCCAGTGGTTCGATGCTGGAGCGGGGACTGTCTGCCGCGATAGCGATCTTTCCAGAATACCAGCAGATGCCTGCCGTGGACATTGGAGATCTTGAAAATATGTCCTACCAGGAATTGGTTGCACTTGCCAAGTCCTTGGGCGCCACAGAGCATTCCCAGCGCAACTCGAAGGAGAATGCGAAGGCTTTCATCCGTGCGGCGCTTGCGAAGAAGGCTTCAGCGCGCGCTGTGACGCCCCGTGAAGGCACTTCAAGCGACAGGGCGCCCCGTGTGTCGGACTCGCGCTCGGCGGGCCGGGATGACGCCAAAGACGGCGACATCCGCTTCAGTATCTCATGGGAGAAGCATCCCTCTGGTCGCGGTGATCCCGCAATCGTGGCGCGTGACCCTGATCTCGCTGAAGCAGCCGCAGACTTGGAGAGCGGCGTCATCACCGGCGAAGAGTACCGTGACCTCGTTGATGCCCTGCGCCCCATCGAACCCATTACGAATTTCTTTGAGCCGGCATCAGATGCAGAGATGGACAAGGCGCTTACAGTCAACCAAGCCAAGAAGATCAATGCTCCGATCACTCCTGGCGCTCGAGTGGGGTTGCGACTAGATATCCCCGCATATGATCGCCATGGGACATGGGTGGTGTCCATCCATGACGGTGCCACAAAGACTGGCAACTCCCGGTCGTATCGCAGCGTTGCCCGGGCCACTGATGTAGAATTCACGAGCAACCCCAAGCAGGCACTGCAGGTCGCGAAGGGAAAGGCGAAGTCGACGTTCGCCCGGATGCGCGGCAACCACAAGGATGCCACCCCCTCAGAGGCCAAGGCGCTCATCCAGGACGCAGTCAACGACCCGGACTGGGTGCAGGTTGGCATGAACCCGCTGCGTCATTCATGGTTTTACGATCGCTCCACAGGGCAACCCGTGGTCGCAGCTGAGGAGGTTGTGCAGGTTGGCGGCCTTGTCTATGCAAAGAAGGTGACATACGCCGACCCCGAGGACGCACAGTTCGCGGTCAAGGGCAATGAACACGATGTCCGGTTCAGCCTTCGCAATACCACCACCCTCGCTGAACTCGCCGATGAGAACTCTTATTTCAGGATCGTCAGAGGCGACGCAGCATACCAAGACATCGTTGACACAGGAACAGTGCGGGCAGTCACGCCAAAGAACCAGGGGCCAGGGATACAGTTAGCCAATAGACCCACTGCCTGGCCATCATTTAGCGCTGGTCGCGCTAATGAGCGGTATGCTGCGAACAATCCCGATAACTATGTGATAGTCAGCACAGACCAGTCGATCCAGCCATCTACTCGGCTTCGCCACGGCAAGGGCAGTACTCATTTTCCCACAGTCAATGGAAAGCCCCAAAGAGCACTGTCAGCAGATAACATCCAGGTGTACAAGCACATTGGTGATGGAAAATACCTCCTTGCCTACGCTAATGGCAAGGAGGTGGCGACCACGGATGTCCGGTTCAGCATCGTCCGAGACAGGTTTCTTGAGGAGTCCCCTCAAGGCCGGGAACTCGACCTCCCCCTCGCTCAGCACCTTGGCGCCATCCCTATGCATGAATGGACCGCCCCGCTTTCTCGCTTTCAGTCTTTGGTCCAAGACGCCCTTGGAAAGGCCCATATAGATGTGGAATGGTTCACTGTGAAGAAGCCGGCAGGCAAATCGCAAAAGATATTGTTCGGAGCAGCGGGTCGAGACACCATCTGGCTACATGGAGCACTGGCGCCCAAGGAGTTAAGTCAGGTATTGGGGCATGAACTGATACACGTCGGAGTCAATCGCCTCGATGATGCGGAAGCGCACGACGTTCGCAGTGCCATAATTAATGCATTCCGTGATGGCTATCGCCGCCATGAATCCACGGAGGTCCTGGACTCCATAAAGAAGCGATGGGGGTTGAACGACTGGTTCGACTACCAGCGGGACATCATGTACGAAGAGGGGCTGGCAGAGGCCAACGCATTTCGAGCGTCCGTTGACGAATCTTGGATATCAGAGATTGCGGGTTCATCGCCAGGGGTTCTCTCAAAGCTGGCTCAATTCATTCGAGATGCGGTTAGCGAAATTGCCAATGTGTTCAAGCTCGCCAACAGGCCACCGCCGCAACAGTTGACAGCATTGGCAAAAAAAATCCAAGAAGCGGCTCTCGATCCATCTCGCAGCCGGCGAGCCAGGGATGCGGCGCAAAAAGCAGAAACTCGCCGCCGGGTGGTAAGGGAGGCGGATCGCATGGTCCGACTCGAGAATTGGGAATCCAGGTCCACCCGGAAATATGAATTTCATACAGATGACGGCACCTACTTGATCACTGGCAAAAAAGGCAAGTATACACTGATCGATCCTGACTACGATGCAGTGGGGGACTACTCCTCGGCATTGGATGCTGCGAATGCCGCGGCAAAGGACCATCGACTCTTCTATCAAGGCGTCGACGGGGATGGCAAGCTCAATGACGCACTGGACGAGAAGGATGCTCCCGACATCCGGTTCAGCATCCAAGATGCCGTCAAGGACTCGGAGTGGTTTAAGGGCAGCGAAGTGGTGGATAAAAATGGCAACCCCCAAAAGGTCTATCATGGCACGGACGGCGGAAGCGATATCACGGAATTCGATGGTCTGACCAAGTGGTGGACGCCCAAGAAGGAGTTCGCAAAGGAATATGCCGACCACCGCGAATGGCATAACTCACAGGGCAAAGGCACCACGGACGTTTACGAAGCATACCTGTCGGCAAAGTCCCTGCTTCGTCTGCATCGGCCCGGCCTCGAGCGCACGGCGCGAGGATTCGCCCTAGAGGTGATGAATGGTGCATTCTCGGATGGACTGATCACACAACCCCTGGACAGCCAATTCATTGCCCGTGCGAAGGATACAATCAACAACGTATTGGATGACACCGAGAAGCTGCCCTTATGGAAACACTGGGACACCAACGCCGAGCTTATCGACTTCTTCAAGGAACTCGGGTACGACGGAATCGCTACCAAGGAAGGTGGCACGCCGACATACGGAGTCTTTGAACCATGGCAGATCAAGTCGGCGGCACCTGTTACTCGCGATAAATCCGGCAATGCCATCCCGATGCGCGATCGGTTCGACCCCAACAAGAACAACATCAGCTTCAGCATTCGCAAATCCCCTGAAATATCAAGAGGATTTGCCGAGCTGGCGGACAAGGGCAAAAAAGTATCTTCCGAGATCACCTTTTTCGAGTCTCTCGCTCGCATGATGAGGCGTCAAGGCAAGGGGTTGACACAAGACGCCAAGGATATCAACAAGGCCGCGGCGACAGCGGTTCAAGAGATTCAAGAGTTCGTCGCCGAGAACCCCCAGTACCTAGACTACTATCACAAGGACTGGGCTATTTCCAGAGACCTTCTCGGGGAAGCTCTAGGCACCCCAGTGACAGATGAGCAGTTCAGCACATTTCGCCTTTTTAGTGGGTTATTCAGCAGCAATACAATGTTGTCTGCGAACATTAACGAGGCATATAACACGTTCATGGCGGTGCAGGAGAACGGTCCAGAGGGCATCTTTTCCATGGGACCATCCGCCAAGGGCAACGCCATCATAGAGCACACGCCGTTCCCGATCTCTAACTCTACCGGCCCGAATAAGGCCAGGGCAGCAGAAGCATTCTTATCGGTAGCCAGGCGCGAAGGCGGTCTTCAGCAAGCGGTCGATTGGTTCTTAGAAGAAGTCACTTGGAAGCAGTTGAAGGCAGACAAGATGGGCATCGACATGGCGCTCCCCTACAAGGGGATGGAGGGTCGCGGTAGTATCGAGGCTGTAGTGGCGTCGGCAAAGGGCATCCCCGTGAGCCAGTTGACGACTATCCCGCGTGCAATGATGTTCGGTCAGAAGGTTGGTGCCTACACACTCAACTCGCTAGGCAACGACCGGTACACCACGACAGACGTATGGGAGTCCCGCTTCATCCGTCCGCGCTTTGAGGGGATGATGAAGACTTTTGGCCTCCCTAAGAACTCGGCCGAGAATGATTTATTCCAAAACTTTGCGACTGAGTTTAAGAAGGAGTGGGATTTGGAGACCGGTCTTGACATTTCCCCAGCGGCGCTTCAAGCTGTTCGCTGGTTTTGGATCATCAACGAATCAAAGAAGGCAGGATACAGTGGCGCAACAACAAACGACACCATCTCAGGATACCTCGCGAGAGCCATTAAAAGGCGAGACAATATCCGATTTTCAATTGACACGCCATTCAATGATGGATCTTCTCAAAAAAGTGGGGGATCGAGCAATGCAAAACGTGGCCAAAGCTCACAAGGAAAAGGAACAAGCGCTCAAGAAGATGTAAGCATCGTTAGCCCGTTCGACGGGCTGTCCGATAGCGACCAGAAAACTGTTGATGCCTTCACCGCCAAGATAAAAAAGCTGTCAGCAGATATTGACGGCGAATACATCTCGGCAGAGGAACAGGGGCGGCCAGTCAGTTCGGTAGTGGATGCATGGCATGCCGAGCTAGACAAGGCCATGTCTGATCTTGAGGACTTTGTTTCGGAGGCGCAGTTGGGGGATCCCGATTCCGACCTTGAAGAAACTGGCGACTCTGAGGTGGATGAGTTTGGCGGTGGCCTTAATCACCCAGGGGGCTGGTCATTGCAGCGAAACATGGCACGGGTATGGGGTCATTGGCTCGATGAGCGCAAAGAGAGGGGGCGTGCCACAAAGGCAGATTTATTCTTCAACCAAACCGACGATGGGGCGGCTCTTGCCACGGACACAGAAATAGCCGACTGGCTTTACTCAGTAGCCAGGGAATCCGGCTATGAGGGCACGGTTGGCGGGTTCGACTTCAAGGCGCGATCAGAGCTTGCCGACGATCAGATTATCGACGCCTTTAAGGATGCCTATAATCGCGAGACCCATCTTCGCATGCGGGGCAAGGCTACCCGACTCCAAGACGTAGACAACATCCGCTTCAGTATCGGCGACCCATCCAATACCGGGTTCGAGAAAAAGATCGGCCGGCAAGCTGTTGCGACTGACCCCTTGAAGGTCCGGCTCAAGCGCTGGATCGGGAACAACTTCGCCCAAGGTGTCTTTGATCGGTACTACTCCCTACGCAAAATGGGCAAGGCACTAGGTGGCGACCTTCAAGGCAAGCTCATCAGCTGGAAGAAGGCACACATGTCCAATGCGGGGTCCAATGCGGTCCTTGGCATCTTTCAGTTTGGCGACATCCGGCTGACCTCGAAGGGCATCATTACCGTCGACAAGACCAATGACGGCCTTGAGGCGTACTTCCGGAAACATCTCTCGGGCAAGGAATTTCAGAACTTCTGGTATTGGATGACCGGCATGCGTGCTGGCGATCTTCTGTTGGAGGACCGCGAGAAGACCTTTACTCTTGCGGAGATCGAGGAGATGCAGAGCCTCAACGAGGGCACCATGAAAGATGGTCGCAGTCGCAAGCTGGTGTATGCGCAAGCCGCAGCCCGTGTTGACCGCGCTCGACGTGCCGCTTTGAAGGTGGCCATCTCTGCAGGTGTCGTTTCCCCTCAGAACATGAAGCAGTGGGACCGGGACTTCTACGTGCCCTTCTTCCGTCTGGCCGAGGATGGCAAGAAAGACCACTACCTGATTGGCGGGAATGAGATCAATCAGATCGTCAACCAAGGCGGCATCCGTCGCTTGATCGGTAGCGGCAAGCCCATTGGCGACCCCTTTGAAAACTATGTGCAGAACCTGAGCCACCTCGTAAGTGCGTCATTGCGCAACATGGCGGCCAAGCAGGCACTGGAAGATGCTGAGCGCCTGGGTATCGCCAAGCGACTAGACCGCAAGGCCCTGAACGAGCGCATGACCTACTCTCCCGACAGTGGGCGCATGAAGTTTGATCCCAAGGAAAACCATGTCTGGCATCTCGAGAACGCACCGGTGATGGTCAAGAAGCAGGAGCCAGTCATGCGCAAGGACGGCAAGCCCAAGATGAAGAAGCGCAAGCCAGTCATGCGCAACGTCAAGGATGAGAACGGCGACCAGGTCTATGTGGAGAAGCTGGACAAGAAGGGCAACGTCGTCATCGGCAACCAGAAAGTGTGGTACGAGATCGATACCACACTCAAGGATCGCAACGGCGTGGAGATCGACGGCGCCTTGGTGCTTGAGTCGCTCACCAACTTGGAGTACGACCAAGGATTCAAGAACCCCGTCATCAAGGCGGCGACGAAGTTCAAGCGCATGCTGACCATGGGTGTCACAGCCAACCCGGCGTTTCAGGTCCGCAACCTGCTCCGTGACTCAATCCATGCAGCTGCAGTTGCTGACACTCACCGAAACCCGTTGGTCAATCTCAAGCGCGGCCTCAAGGCTTCTCGCGAGGGGTCACTGCTGGCGGCACGGTTGGCTGTGTCTGGCGGGACCTTCGAGTTCGGCAACAACTTTAGCGGCGAGATTCGTTCCGGCGCCGATCGCCTGGCGAAGCACATCCATGCAAGCGGTATCGATATCAGTAGCGCGGAGGGCCGTGAGAAGCTGGCTGCAGTTGCGCATCAGGTGTCCGAGAAAATCAGCGGTCTCACTGGCACGTATGGGCACATGATGAACAAGGCGGAGAATGTCAACCGCATGGGCGCCGCAGCCAATATCCTTTCTCGCCACCCTGACCTTAGTGTAGACGAGGCATGGGAGCAGGCTGGCGATCAGGCCACATGGGAGTCGATGGACCTCTTGAACTTTGGCGGCATGGGTTCCTGGCAGGGCGCGCGCCTCCTCGGACAGATCATGCCCTTCTTCAACGCCCGCCTACAGGGCATGTACAAGCTTTACCGCTCTGGGAGTGACCCGGTGCAGCGAGAGCAGTTTAAGCGCGTCCTTGGCACGTATGTGGGCGTTGCTACGTTCCTCTGGTTCCTTAACCACGATGAGGACGAGTACAAGGAACTCGAGAACTGGGAGAAGGACAGCTACCACCACATATTCCTTGGCGGCCACCACTTCCGCTTGCCCCGTCCCTTTGAGCTTGGCTCGTTCGCCACAATTGCTGAGCGCGGCGCCGACGCCTTCCTTGGCGAGACTACGACTGAAGAGCTCGCCTCGAGCATGTACAAGATTTTCAGCGAGCAACTTAATCTGGTCAGCTGGCCTCAGGTCATAGCACCCATGGTCGAGGTGTACGCAAACAAGGATAGCTTCACCGGTCGCGCCATCGAGGGTATGTCGATGAGCCGCCTGATGCCCATGGACAGAGCGGCGCCGAACACGCCTGCCCCATCGAAGGCATTGGCTTGGCTGTCTCAGAAGGCAAGTGCCATCCCCTTTGTCCCCGCGGCCAGCCCCGTGCAAGTCGATCATTTGATCAATGCGTATTCCGGATGGCTCGGCGCCCAGGTGAACGGGACAGTGGACAAGGCGTGGCGCTTCGTCTCCGGGCAGGACGTTTTCCCCCAGACACTGCGAGCTCGCGACGTTTATGGGCTTGAGGCTCTCTATCGTGGCACGGATGCCCCGAGTCACACAAAGTACCTCACAGAGTTCTACAACGTGCATGATGAGGTCTCAGAGATCTTCGCCAGCCAGCAGCACTACCTGCGCCTTGGCAACTACGACCGCGCCTACCGAATTGCCCAAGAGAACAAAGACAAGCTGGCGATGCGGCGGGCGCTGTCCAAGGCACAAACAACCCTCCGGGACATCAATCGCCAGATCAAGCGCATCGACGCTAATCCTAATCTGAATCCGACCCAGCGCCGGGAGAAGATTAACGCGATGAACCAGATGAAAGCAGATTTTTCACGACAAACCTCGATTCAAACCCTACGCAAGGAGAAGTAACATGGCCGCACAAATACTGACCGGCGCTGTCAAAAAACTCATGGAATTCGTCGGCGGCATCTCCCGTCTCTACCAGGGCGTGTCCCCCAACTACTACGCCAATGGTGCTGGCACGACTGCTGCAGCTGCTGGCGTGGAGGTGGACGTCGCCACTGCGCTTGGTCGTTTCGGAGTTGGCGGCAACATCGTCAATGACGACGCCTCTCTCACTGTCACTGTTGCCATCGACACGGGGACTGGCTCTTACGATGATGACGTGCATCTTAAGGCCGGGGAAACCCTAAACCTTGGTGACGGGCACGGTTTGCTCATCAGCAAAATCAAACTCACAGAGTCGACTGACACTGCCGTCTGCCGCATCTGGGTATACTAGGAGATCGACATGGCATCAGGAATCCAAAAACCATCGGGCGCCGGCGGCACTGCGCTGACTGCCACTCAGATCGCCAAGCTGGCATCCCTCCCGCTGCCTGACGAGTATGACGACGGGCGCGCCTTGATCGCGCGAACCCTCGGGGCCGTTTCCTCGGACGTGAAGCTAGCCCTCAATGTCGACTCGGCAGCACTGACTGACGTGAGCGCTAGCGCCCACACGGTGACCCTTGAGGGGGCTGCTGCTATCAGCACCGACGAGTTCTTTGCTGGCGACAGTTCTATTCATTTCGAGGGCGACGACGGCGACGACCGCGCGACAATCCCGCAGAGCACCGACTTCGATCCCACGACGGGCGAATTTGACATTCAGATCGCTGCCATGATCGGCGACGACCCTGGCACCCCGGTAACGCTCCCCTTTGCTGGCGTCCTGATCGGCAAGTGGGAAGATGGGACGAACCTGTCATGGCAGTTGGCCCTGACTGACGGTGCCACGCAGAACTTGGTGTTTTCCTATAGCACCGCTGGCAGCAACACAGCCAGCGTTTCCGTAGACATTACGGGCCTTATCTCTTCAAACGCTTGGCATGCCTATCGTGCGTGCCGCATAGGTGACTTGCTGCTACTCTTCGTTGATGAGGTAATGGTCGGCACCGGGGATATGACAGGCGTTGACATCTGGGACGAAGGTTCGAGCGAGATCGCAATCGGAAACAACTCGGTTACCAACAAGCCTTGGGATGGGTATATCGACGCCCCTCTTTTTCAGAAGGCCGGCACTATCATTCCCGGCGAGTACATCGTGCAGCGACGCCTATACTCCGGCTCCGCCCAAGTGATTTACCAACCCGAACAGACATTGCTCCCCGAGTCCCCAGGCCTGATCGATGCAGATCGCACGCTAAGCCCAGTGGACGGCGAGCAGTTGTATCGCTTCACCGGTGCCTATACCGCTACGCTCCCCGCAATGTCCACATGGGGCAAGTGGGTGCCGCACTTATTCAATGACGAGTCTGGCGTCACCCCTGAAATTGAGTACGACGATGCCGATAGCATCGACGGGGTCTTGGGTTCCGCGGGCAACATCACTCTGCCCACGCAATACGGTCACTGTAAGCTCCGCAAGCAGACCTCGAACACAGCAATTGCAGAAGGAAGGTTTTCCCAGCCATGATGAAGCACCTACTACTACTGATTACCCTCGCCTCCTTGCTCTGCGTGGCGGATGAGAATGTTCGCGTCGATCGAGACACGGGAGAAATGTCACCCGACGTGGTGTATGACCTCCCCGCCAACTCAACCATGGGCGGGGTGATTATCTCTACCGGTGGCGGCAGTGGCGATGTCGTGGGCCCAGGGGGCGGCTCGACGGACAATGCCATCGCGACGTTTGATTCAACTACCGGCCTCTTGTTGCAGAACACTGATATCACGTTTGTTGGCGGGGTTCTCAACCTCCCGGCATCGGGAAATGTGGCGTTTGATGCAGTGGTGATTATTGATGATTTCGGCGGCGTTACCACCTTGCAGAATGTGGATGAGATTGATGCGACTACGTTGGCCACACTTTCGAGCGCAATAATCTCGCTGGTCAACCTTACCGATGTCGGAACGATTAGCGTCGGGACATGGGAAGGTGGCGTTATTGACGATGCCTATATCGCTGGTGCGGCTACATGGGACGCCAAGGGGGATGTCTCCAAGGTTGGCACTCCAGTGGATAATCAGATTGCAATCTGGACAGGTGATGGCTCGATCGAGGGCGACTCTGGGCTAACCTGGGATGGCTCGACCCTGACGCTTGTTGCAGGCGGGCGGCTCACGCTTGGCTCAGATCAGGTACTGCTGGAATCTGGCGGCCAGATTGCCCTGAATGCCGTCAACTCGATCGATGCGACCACAGAGGCGACTATCGAGGCTGCTATCGATACGTTGCCATCGCTAGCGGTTGCAGCGCAGCTAGGAGAGGTGTCAACGATCACCGTTGGAGTGTGGCAAGGAACTGCCATTGCCGATGCATACGTCGCGGGAGCCGCCGGCTGGGATTCAAAACAAGACGGGGATGCCGACCTTGATGATTTGGCGGATGGCACACTCAGTGCTAGCAGGCTCGAATCCACGGTAACCCTCGATGCTGAATGGGACACGTTTAGCGAGTTGAATGCAGTGCTCGGGCTCGATGCGGATGTCGCAACGCTAGCGCTTGAAGAAAACACCACCATAAGCTCATTTATCCGCGCGGTCCTGGACGATGCCGACCCAGCGGCGGCGCGAACCACGCTAGGGGTTGATGCTGCCGGGACCGACAACTCGCTAGATGTGACAATGGTCGGAACCCCCGACTACATCACGCTCACCGGGCAAACCATTGTTCGCAATTTGGTAGATCTAACCGCAGATGTCGCCAACGTATTGCCGGCTGCCAACCTGCCAGATGCGGACGATGACGGATCCACGCAGGGGGTTGCCGCCTTCAACGATACAGACTTCAACGCAACGGCGGGAGTGGTTACCCTTGCGCGCGGCGAGTATGACTACTGGGAGCTTGCAGCGGGGCTATTCTCCACGCGCACCACGAACGGGGCCGAATGGGAGAACGAAGAGAAGGTTACCAATGACGTTCAGGTAGACCACTACAACTTTGACGCGGCCACAGATGAGGGGATTTGGTGCCAGTTCCCCACGCCAGAGAATTGGGATGGGGGCACGATCAAAGTCAAGTTCTACTGGGACTCCACGGGCACCGGTAACGTCATTTGGAACGTCGCCGCGCGAGCGTGCGGTGACTCGGATGCGATAGACCAAGCCGAGGGGGCGGGGATCAGCGTCACGGACAGCAAAATCACGACTAGCGATATTCACGTCTCATCGGCCACCGCAGCGGTTACCGTCCAGGGCTCGCCCGCTGGCGGTGATATGATTTTTATCCAGATCACCCGCGATGCAGACAACGGCAGCGACACACTCAATGCGGATGGCGAATTTTATGGCGCGCTGGTTCAGTACCAAACGAAGACTACTGTAGAGGCTGCATGGTGATAGAACGGCTTCTGCTCGCGTACCTGCTGGTTGCTCCAAGCATCCTGGCGAATCCAATAATTCACCGGCGCGCCGTTGTTACGAACGGGGATGTTGAACCGTGGATGGACACAAACTATCAGCGCCGCAGTAGGATAACAATCCTTTCCAGCCAGATCGCCTCGACGATGACCGATGCAGTTCTCTGCGTGGATCTGTCTGACATGCCGTCGACCTTTCACGACAATGTCAGGTCTGACGGGTACGACCAGCGCGCCTCTACCGACGACAAGACGACTGAGCTAAAGATTCAGCCAGAGGATTACGATGATTCGGGTGACACTGGGCACACATGGATCTATGTCGGGACGCTTTCTTCGAGTGTCGACACGGACATCTATCTCTACTATGACTATCCATCTGCCGCCAACCCGTCCGACCAGCAAGACCTGTGGGACGATAGTGGCGCTGACTACATGGGGGTCTGGCACATGGATGATTACGCGCTGCTGCCGCAAGATAACTGGGCGACTAGCGGCGGGCATCTCCATGCGGACGACTTCAACCTTGAAGGCGGCGACACCATAGACGGCAAGGTCGGCAAGTGCATCGACTATGATGGCTCAAACGAATACAATGCCATTCCTACGACGGATTCAGAGGCTTATGACATGCGCCCGTCTGACACATCCTTTACGGCAATGTGCTGGTTTCAGGCAGACGATTTCACGGATGGCGTGCTCTTCCACCATGGTGCTAGCACCAACCAGGGCTACGGGCTCTGGATATGGGGCGGCGACCTGCGGCCCAGCCTGGGCAACGGCGGAAATGTGTGGTCAAATATGACCTACAGCACGGGCATCCTGTCTACGGGGACATGGTATCACTATGCATTCACATGGGACGGCAGCAACGCCAGGGGCTACCTTGACGGCGCAGAGATTGCGAACTCGCCGGAGACGGAAACTGGCTCCTGGGCCACATGGGCGAATCAACCCTTCTACATCGGCCGCCGCGAGACGAGCGGTTACTACCACGGCAAGGTTGATGAGCTACGGGTACACGATGACGCATTCTCGGGAAACACTATCGCTTGGATCCATCAGAACCAAGACGACCCTGGCAGTACCTACACTGTTCGGGCCGAAGAAACTCAATAAAACTAAGGAGCACCTAAAAAATGAAGACACTCAACTTTCTATGCGGATTCCTGATCGTGATCTGCGCAGCCATCTGCCTACAGGCTCAGGCAGAGACCTTGGATGAACTGCTGGCGCGAATAATCATCGACAACACCGTCGTCTCGCACGGGGAACCCGCACAGGTTGGTGGGGCCAGCCCCATGACAGACGCTACCGGCGCTCGCGATACTAGCGATTGGATCCTGCCGACAACGGTGACCACTCGCCGAGGGCAATCTCGTAGCGAGCTCGTGCTCTTGGTTTACGACAAGGGACAAGCAGACGAAGAGGCGTACATCACCGCAGGCGACCACAACTACATTCCCGTGCCGACCAATGCTGAATTGCTCGACCATGGAGAAGCGGTGCTTCAGGCGATGATCGCCGCTGCTGTCCCCGTTCCAGCAGTCCCTGGCGAAACCGCACTTGGCTACCTCAAGCTGCGCTGCTCAGAGGCCGCATGGGTGGGGCGTACAATCGCCAACTACAAAAAGGCAGTAGTGCGCGAGCGCGACGGCCACGCTGGCATCTACCTCTATGTGTATCTGAACAAGGAAGGCGGTGGCACGGACACCGAGAAGGCGTGGATCAGGTACAACAGCAAGGGCGAGTTCGTCGTTGCTGCGTGGGATCTATAAATGGCCACCTACGTCCTGAAGGAAACGAACATCCCCGGTGCCAAGCGCCTCGAGGTCGACGCCTACGAAGTTGAGGGCCGGATGGAGTTCCACAGTTTTGACGCCAATCCTGGCTCGCCACCCACAATCATGAGCCTGGAAGAATTCCATGACCTTTACGAAGCCGGAACTACGCCTGAGCATGCTCGCCACACTACTGTTGTGTCTGCTCCCCCTATGGTCTAGCTGTGCCGTTCGGTACGCCAAGACCCCAGGCGACATCACCTACCTGTCGATCCACCTGCTCCAGAAGCAGGACATCGGGCACATTCAATACAAAGAGTTCATTGTGAGCAAGTACGCGAACGCACCAGACGCTGCCGCCACGAAGGCTTTGGCTGAAGGTGTCATCAGTGGGGTGCGGCCGTGAGTGCGCTGACCATCCCTGGCGAGATCCGCGCATCCGTGGATCCACCGCCTGACCTCCTCTACGAGGACACGGACACGGCACGGTTTGACCGTCGCATGATGCGCCTTGAGGTTCTTGGCGAAAAGACCCGCCAGGCGGACGAAGACATATCCCACCACAGCGGCAGCTTTTTGGTCCGCTGCGTGACGCGAGTGCGCGAGCACTGGACAAAGGGCGCTGAATAATGGGGGGTGACGCAGAAGAAAGGGCTCGCCGTGAAGGCGTGCGACAGGGGCGGCAAGACGCCTTGCTGGAGTCATTTGAGACACGGCTTGGCGAGCTAACCTCTCTTACCCAAAATATGAATGATTCATTGATCGCGTTAAAAATCAAGATGGCGTCAATCGGTGCAGCAACCAGTGCCGGCACGGTGGGCATCGTTGAGCTTGTCAAAATGTGGAGCGCCTAACCATGAACAATCCAGACCATGCATTTGCGGTGCTTGCCGAGCAGGCATACGAGAAGGGGATCCCTAGCTTGGGCCCAGACGATCAGCTTGTTGGCGTGTATCGCAATGAGAAGGAGAGCGTCGAGGCCATGGCTTCCACCCGGTATGTCCAGCGTGGGGATGAGTACCCGGTTGAGCATTTAGTGATATCTATCCCCGGCACTGAGGATATTCGCGACGGGGCGAGGGACATGGAGTTCCAGATGTCCAAGACCCCGTTTGGCATGGGGCACACTGGATTCTGGGAATACTACCTTGTCATGCGTGAGTGGATACTGGACATGATTGCGGATCACAGCAGGGATCGTGAAGTTGCAATCGATGGGCATAGCCTGGGAGGCGCAGCGGCAGTATATGCGGCCTTGGATACCCAATCGCACCTCCTGACGTTTGGGTGCCCTACGCCTGGCGATTCTGATGTCATCCATTCGATAAGGCGACTGGCGGTAGGGCGTTACGTTGCCCGTTATTATTTTGCCACCGATCCGATCGTGTGGGGGCCAGGCTTCATTGCCAATTCTCGGTTCAGCATGACCTATGATTACGGCCCGTGGAAGGGCGGCGGCCGGTGCCTTGGGATGGGCCGGCATCGGATCAAAAGCTACGTTAAGGCTTTGGCGTAGGTTTGAGCCGACACCCATCACACAAACAATCGTGATCATCATCGATGATTCCGATATCAGCCAAGCATTCAACGCAATAGCAATGTGGTATAATGATAAAGCATGGCGTGCTTTCGCCCACCCATGCCCCCAGTTGGTTGAACTCATAGAACTCCACCGCATCCTCAGTGGGCATTCCATCTCTCTCTACTAGCTTTGCTATGACCTTCTTTTTGTCGTAGCAAATGATATCTGGCTGGCCAAACCTCTCGACCACCCCCGCTATGCAGTCATCGAATCCGTCCATTGTCAACATGCTCGCCTCGTCCGTTGTGATCATTGTAATATCTCTAGTTTCTGCACCGTCGTCGGTCCCTCACTCCAGACGCTCACCCGATAGCGCCCCTCAGTGCCCTCGTAAACGAACACATGCGTGGCATAGCGCTTGTCACGCAGCCATGGCACGGTGTTGTGAGTGCCGTCTGCGTGGTAATAGGTGAGGCGGGGCTGCCCAGATGCGCTTGTGTGGTAGACGCCTTGGGACTGTAGCACCATCATCTCTTTGCAGCGGGCGGATCGGCGCATCTGTTCGGACTTGCGGTCGTAGGCGCTTGCAGTCAGCGCAAGGAGAATGAGTAGCAGAATCTTCATCGCAGCGGTGTTCATGCCGACACCTCGCCGGTGATACCGCGGCCTTCGACCGGCCAGAGTTTTTTTCCTGGTCGTCCGCTAGACTCATGCAGTGCCAAATGGCGGCGACCGGTGGACTCGCGTGCTTCTGCTGCATGGCGGCAGCAGTGAGAGTAGCTACCGTGGCAAACTGGCGTTGACAACCAGTTGCGTGCGCCTGGGTAAGCTGTCCAAACTGCCCAGCGTTCATTCAGTCGTGCGGTCATGCTTGTTCCTCGGGTTCAGGGTCGACGGCTCGCCACCAGCCTTCTGGAAGCGGCGCTCCTGGTTCTGTGAGACGGATGCCTTTGATGCCCATCTCTGTGAGTTCTTGTAGGGTGGTGTCGCCATTGATGGAGAGTTGCTCGCCATCCTTATTGACGAAGTCTATGTCCATGCCATGTCCTTGTGTTCGTTTAAGTGCCACATCGATTGCTTCGATGGCGGCATTGTTGCGGTTGCGTTCCCGGACCAGCTTCTGCCGAGCCGCGATGTAGGCTTTGAAAGCGGTGCGGCTTAAGGTGGCAGTGCCAACCGTGTTGCCGGCGGCGTTGCGTGATCTATGCCCTTGCAGCTGCTCCCAGGCGATTAGCTTCACGGTGCGGCCATTCACCTCGACGCTGAAAAGTGGCTGACTCACTGGCAACCATCCGGTGCAGCTAATTCGCTATCGCTCATTGCTGACCTCCGCGTTCTTGGCATCGGCATACTCCCGGGCCTTGGTGCGTCCGGGAAAATCCTCTGTCGGTAGTTCATCACTCTCGCCGTCCTTCACGTACCACTTGCCGCGGATGGGGCACAGGTACTCGCGAAACCGTCTTGGGCGTCTTCCAGGGTTAGGGCTCATGGGGTCTCCTTGGGGTATGTGTGTTCTGGTTGCCACTTTGTAATTTCGATAAGGGCGCCGGTTGTCCCGTTCTTGGTGTAGCGCTTGGATAGATTCAGGCGTTGGCAGTGCGAGTCGTCGGGTATCAATGACTCCTGCACGAGCACGTCCAGCACCAGTTTGGCCGCGTTGTCGAGGTCACTGCGCCCGGAGACGAACGCTTGCTCGAATCGGTCCTTGAGCTTGTCTGCGTTTTTGCCGGTCCCAAAGTGCATCTTGGGGCGGGGGTGGATAAATGCCACCGAGACGATGTAGTGGTCATCCTTGTAGGCGATGCCGGATGCGTCCACAATGCCAGCCCTGCGCAGTTCTGGTATATTCTCGCGGGCGGCATGCTTGATGGCTCTCTCCCATGCCTTGCACGCCTTGCTTTTGTCAGAGTGGACATTGACGCGAAAGAACTGCCCGGGGTTCTTTAGCAGTGCCCGGATCGCGCTGGATGGACCCTGCGCACACATTGCTTGGAACTTGGCGATCAGGGCATCGTGCTTGGCGAGCGGCATCATGTTTGCTCTGGCCCGTGCCCGTGGGACTGGGGTTCCTATGACAGGTATCGTGACGGTGGGGTTCATGCGCCCTCCTTTCCTGTTTCGATCATTTCCGTGATTGCGTCGATGCCGGTGATTACCCGCCGGCACACTTCGTCAACGCGGTGGTCGTCGGGCCAGTCTTCCCGCATGTCCCTGCAGACGTCTGTGAGCTCTAATCTGTAATCGCACAGCTTGTTGATGTATTCGGCTTCGCTCATACTCCGCACATCCCCTCGCACTCGTTGCCCCACAGTAGTCCGCTGTCATCTTCAGACAGATCTACTTGTTCCAGGGGGACACATTGCCGGTGAACGTAGCACTCTTGGGTGACCCCTCGTATGTGGCGAACACGGGTGTCGAACTCGACAGCCTTAGCCCAAGAATCCGGCTCGTCGTCCCTTATGCGGCGCCACTCCTGGTTATCATGGTGCGGGCAGTATACGCAAGCGCTTCGCGGCGGCTCAGGGTATCCGTGCGCCTCCATCCAGCGAAAACAATCGTGGCGTGACATGCGCATCTCTATCAGCGGCCAGCGGTGTTCAGAGTACTTGACCCGGCTAGGCTTCATGCGCACGGACTCGTCGAGGCTGATTCCGATCCACTGAGTGACCTTCTTGACGCCGTGCTGCTTCATCAGCTGGCGCGCAGTCCGCCGTATAGGCACGATCTTGAAGTCACCAGTGCATTGCCGTTTAAGGATGCCCTCTTGGCCGCTGGTGATTACTTTTGCTGGCGCTGCATACTCTGCGTCATCAAAGAGCATTGCACCCGTTGATGGCTTGGGCTTTATCTCTCGCTCCGAGATCCCGCTGGTGAACAGCGGCGGCACGGACATGCGCTTGTCGTTGTCTATGGCGTCGTAGATATGGTGACTCAGCCCCTGGCCAACGCAGGCCCTGATGACAGGGTAGTCCAGCTGGCACTCGAGCCAATTCAGCCAGGCGTAGGTGGCTGCGCTTTCGTCGCCAGTATCGGCGAAGACGGCGGCCACCGGCTTTGGGACCGGGGCGCCGTCCTCGTCGACAACCTCGCCGTGCATGGCCATGAGTGCCAGCGTAGAGGATTGCACTCCTGCGCCGAGTGAAAGTATGGAGATGCGTTCTTCTGGCATCAGTATTCTCCTTCAGTTGTTGGGTCTGTCTGCAGAGTGTATGGCGTCATTGTGCGCGCCTCGAATCCCAGGACAACTGGACGAGGGCAGTCGCCACGGGACTTGGCAGGGATTATTGCCATGCGTCCCCCACTGTCAACTTCTACGCCTCCGATCGTCCAGTTGCGACGAGTATTAGTGGTGGCGACCTCGTTGTCGGGGCGGTCACAGAGCAGCACGTAGTCGGCGAGCTCTTCTATGGCCCCGGACTCCTTGAGGTGCTCAAGGGTTGGCTGCGTGCCGGCGCTGTTGCGGTTCAGCTGCGTGATCAAGAATATCGGAATCCCTAAATTCTTCGCGATGTCCTTGCAGAGGCGGGCGCCAAATGCAATCTGCTCATGGCGCTTATGGCCGGCCTTGCTGTCGTAGCGGAAGTCCAAGAGGTGGTCCACCCAGATGCCCTTGCAGCCTCGATTTTTCGCGAGGTCTGCACAGATCGCGGGCAGGTCGTGTATCAGGATGCTCTTGCCGCAGTTCAGGTGGAGGTTGTACTTCTTGCCCCACGCATCCTTGTTGTTGACGATGCGCGCCTCGGTTCCATGCTCCAGATTGCGAACCACCCTGGCTGGCTCTCTCAGTTCCGAGAGGACGCCGCGAATGGCCATCTGTGCCGTGGTCATTTCCAAGCTGATGTAGCCGATCTGATGAACAGTGGACATGTGCTTGGCAGCCGTGAATCCTAGTGAGGTTTTTCCCACGCCAGGCCGGGCTGCGATCACATAGAGGCGAGCAGGTTCGATCTGGCAGGCATAATCGAGCGGCTCAAACCCCCACTGCAACAGCTGCCCTGACTCGAGAAGCTTGCGCCGCTCACGAGTGTAGTCGAGCATCTCATTGAGCGCTTCCTCGTATGTAGCCGAGTTGTTGGTCACAGTGTTCTGGCTCAGAAAGGTCCCAAACCTCTCCACCTCTTCTTGGATGTCCTCAAACCTTCCCCGGTCAGTGATGACGGTCAGCTTATTCGCCCACGTTCTGGCTGAGCGGACTGTCCAGTCGTTGCGAAGCATGCGTATTACGTCGTGCGGCTCGCAGCTGAGGTCCAAGTTGTCGACGCCATCGTAGCGGCCGCCGGCATGAAACTCGGATTGCACCGACTCGCTGTCGAGAGGGTAGCTCCCCTGCCAGCACTGCAGTAGCCATGAGTAGGCACGGCGCGTCATTGAGTCAGCGCGGTCACCGAACCAGATAGGCAGCACGGCGTCAAAGATCTCGGCTCGGGCGTCCTTGTCGTGGAGGACGAGAGAGATGCAGGACCTCTCCCAGTCTGCTTGCGGGGTCTCGCTCATTTGCCGTTCCTCAGCTGACGGAGTTCTAGTTGTAGATCCACAATGACCCGGCGTGCGTCTGGCATCTCGGGAAGCATTGCCTGCCACGCCTTGATCTCCGTGGGGATGGTCGCAGTTCGGTACACACGCCACTTGTCCTGCAGGGCCTTGAGCCGGTTACTTGCAGATGTGGTCGTGCAGGTAGGGCACTTGAAGCGCAGGGACAATATTCGCACCCTGTCATCTCCTGCCTGCTGAGTGTAGTAGGGGAACGGGCATCCGTGCCCGCACTCAATGCACTGGGTTTGCTCATGGCCGGTGCGCGTCATGGCCATTGACAGGGCGTCGATACTAAGGGTGCGATGGCCATGCTCCCGCCAGAACGGGCACTTCTCTGTGAGGTCGATCACGCCTATGATGTCAAGGCGACCGTTGGCGTCTACGGGGGGAGGTATCATTTGCAGTCTTCCTCCCAAGTTATCCATGCGTTGCCTTCTCCATCCGTGCTGACGGTGCCTTTCTCGCCGCAACCAATGCATCGGGCATTGTCTCCATCATTGGACCACCCCGCCGTAGGATGATCAGTCTCGACTTCAACCGCATCGCCGCAGAACAGGCAGTTCTCCCACTCGATATGCCTCCACATCCTCATTGCGCACCTCCATACATGCCGAGGTCCGGTCCAGTGACAACATCCTTCTTGACCTCGGGGAACTCTTCCTCAAAGCAACGCTGGTTAATCCAGGTGCTGAGGTTCTTCCACGGCGCACAGAAGGTGCCAGCTGCAGCACATTGATCGTGGTACGCCTTCTCCCGGTTGATGGCGGGCAGCAAGGTTGGCAGCATCTGTCTCCAGTCCTTGTGCTTCTTCTGGTAGTTAGCGAACTCGGTGGGGTTGCCCCTCTTGCGCCCCGGAAAGGCCACTCTCGCGACGTTAAAGGTCTCGGACGGGTCCACGGTCTCATTTTGCGTTGGCGTGCCTTCAAGGGGGGAAAGATCCATCTGAAGGGGATCTGCAGGGGGTGCCGGAAGTGCAGGGACCTCACCGCCAGTGATTCCAGCGATATTCTCCGCAGCCTTGTAGCTGGTCATGCAGCTAGCTTGGCAGAAGCGCAGGCCCTCATCTCTCACCCATGTGCGGACTGGGTGGCTGGCTCCACAGCTGCCGCACTTGAAGTGTTCAGCCGCGGACTGGACCCCGGCGATCTTATTTGATCGGTCGCCTGCACCTGGAGCGCCGGCATCAGCACCTGAGCGAGAATCCTCATTTGACTGATCGGCCGGCGCGGAACAATCTCCCTGCGTGTTGCCTGCCACTGCGCTCGGAGGCTGGCTAATGATAGCATCGCCTTGTCCATCGCTATGCCGAGGCTTTGCCGAGTGCTCATCGCTGGCTTTTTGTTTATTTTTTTCTTGTAGCGATGTAGGTAGGTTACTCTGACTGGTTCTTACTGACTGGTTATGGGGGGTTTTCTCCTGACCCCCCTGGGGGTTTTCTCCTGCCCCCCCCCTGGTTTTCTCC